ATAAAAGATATGCTCGTTTATACGAACAGTTTTTTCATAATGCTCAGCCCACGAAGGGCTAACGTAAGTTGCATGATACCATAAAGCTCCGTCTGTAACATCAATAGAAATTTGATGACTATAGATTAAAAGTGCTAAATATACACTTTCATCCCAGGCCGTACCGCTTTGTGGTACATCTGATTTACCGTCACAGTACCAACTAAACTGGCATCTGTTCCTTTTCTCTCCACCCTGTCGAACTACGCCGCATACAGAGTTTGGAAATCTTTTTGAGCTAACACGATTCATTGTAACTTGACCTACTGCTATTTGTCCAAGTTTTGGTTGATTCCTGCTCTCAAAATATATATTATTTGCTAAACAATATAGTTCTTCGAATCTATCTATGTTTGCTGTGCTTGGGGCTGTTAGTATTAATCCTACACCCATTAAGACCTTTTGAAAGACCATCCCCTGTCCTTTAAGTACTTGGCTTGTTTAACGCAGGCATTATAGGTACGGTTAGGAAGTAGCTCTTCTAAGTTCTTCTTATCCATTGTGTACCAATTAGCTGCTAACAACTTACGCTCCTCATGAGACCAAGGTTGTTTAACATAATTTTTCATCCCATTATTATAGTGGATTTAACCTCTCATGTCAAGTATTATTTTTATTGCATAAGTATCGAAAAATAATTCTTGACATGAAATGTTGTTGCGTGTATAATATATGATTGTGGTAAAAGTACCTCTAAGCAATAAGGATAAGCATGGACGATCTCATGATAGAAGTAAGTATAATGATAGCCTGTATAATAGGATGTGGATGGACAAGTTGGAAAATTGGCCACCAAGCAGGTATCATTAGTGCTTTGGAATACCTAGAAGCGGAGGGCGTTTTAACCTTTGACGAAGATTAGGCCTGGACAGCCTTTAAAATGTCCAATATTGACAAAACCAAGCCTTCCGAAAGGGGGCACAGTGTACACCGAGAGGGTACAAAGGAGAAAAAAATGAACAATCTAGCAAGATTGAACATGGCAGATTTCCCAAAATTCTTTTTGGGGTTTGACCGTTTTGAGAATAACATTCATCAGCTTGATAATAGTTATCCTCGCTATAATATCGTAAAGACCGACGGAGGTTACAGAGTTGAATTAGCAGTTCCTGGATGGAATAAGTCTGATATCGAAATAACTCTGCTAAAAGATGTACTAACAGTCCGAGGGGTATGTAAGCAAAAAGCGGAAACAGAAGGTGAGTCATATGTCTATAAGGGGTTGAGTGGAAAGGAGTTCACACGCACGTTTACGGTGGGAACAAATATTCATCTCAATAAGGCTTACATGAACAAAGGACTACTATGTATCGACCTCGACGAAGTAATTCCAGAGGAAGATAAACCGAAAGTAGTTACGATAGAGTAATCAATGAAAACGATCAAAGAGTACCTACAGGCGTGCGACGGCTATGCATGTGAGGCACTATACGGGTATATAGCCCTGTTTAGTGTACTTCTTGCAGCTGCTGTTCACTAAAGGTCGGGGCGGGGTCATTACCCGCCCTTCTTGATCAGGTTGGAGAGAAAGTATGGCACTAGGCTTTATAAAAGAATTAGTTGGACCAGTAAGTGGTTTGGTTTCAGAGTTTATTGAGGACAAAGACGAAGCAAACCGATTAGCACATGAAATTTCTACACTTGCGGAAAAGCAGCATCATGCAGAAGTGATGGCGCAGGTAGAAGTCAATAAACAAGAAGCAGCCCATAAATCGCTTTTTGTCGCAGGTTGGAGACCTGCAATTGGCTGGATATGTGGACTGGGTATGTTATCCAACTTTATTATAGTGCCCATGACAAATTTTGTACTTGCATTGGTCGAAAGCCCGGTGGTGGTACCTTTAATTGAACTAGAAACAATGATGCCAGTTCTGCTAGGAATGCTAGGACTTGGCGGTATGCGTTCTTACGAGAAAGCAAAAGGGGTGGCTAGAGCGAAGTGACACGACGACAGAGAATAAGATTTAGAAGAGTGTCTGCTTGCCACCATGAGAATATTATGAGTAAGAAGAGAAAGGACATGGAACTAAGTGAAATAATTAAGCAACAGCAAGAAGCAGAGCCTGGTATGTTCAGGTATGAACAATCAGAGTCTGGTCGATGGAATTGGTGGGGTATCGAAAAAGATGCTACAGGCATGGACGACGACTTACCAAGTGCTGCGGAAGACTGTGCAAGAGTAAAGGGAAACTATGAACTTTGATAGACTATACGAGCAGTTAAAAATTGATGAAGGTGTGATATATGAAATTTATTACGACCACCTCGGATACCACACTTTTGGTGTCGGACATCTTGTAAAACAAACTGACCCAGAGGATTTACAGCCTGTGGGCACTCCTGTATCGGAAGAGCGCGTAATGGAATGCTTTCGGCAGGACACAGATATTGCGGTACGAGAATGTGCAGTTCTGTACGGGGAGGACTATTTTGAAGACTTTCCTGACGAAGTGCAAGAGATTCTAGTAAACATGATGTTTAATATGGGTCGCCCCCGTCTTTCGCAGTTTAAGAAAATGACTGCTGCTCTCAAAAAAGCAGACTGGAAGGAAGCAGCAAAAGAAGGTCGAGATTCACGATGGTACCGTCAGGTGACTAATCGAGCTGAAAGATTAATGTCCCGACTTGAAAATGTTTCTTGACTTAATATCCCTAATCGAGTATAATATGCTCTATGAATATTTTTATATTAGATGAAGATTTAGACAGGTGTGCAGAGTACCATGTTGACAAGCATATCATTAAGATGCCGCTTGAAGCAGCACAGATGCTCTGCACAAATATGTGGATTGATAAACACTTTGGCTATGTGCCAGAGAAACTTAGCAAAGAACAGCTCGCACACTTGCGAGAAGTGAAGAAAAATGAACCGAGGGACTTTCCTTACCTTCCGACAATGCACAATCATCCTTGCACTATCTGGGCTCGTACTAGCTTGGATAATCACGAATGGCTACATTGCTATGCTGTGGCTCTCAACGACGAGTACGGATACCGATACGGAAAAAGCCATAAATCAGTGCATGATGTTATACTCAAACTACCCGAACCCGTACACTTACCAAGAAGCGGGCTCACTCCTTTCGCTCAAGCAATGCCAGACAGCCTTAAAGGAGAAGACGCAGTAGAAGCGTATCGACAGTTCTATCACAAAGACAAAGCAACGTTTGCATCGTGGAAGTATCGAGACAAGCCCCCTTGGTGGAATGAAGAACAGGCAGATTACGAGGAAAGAATAACAAGATGAGAGGATTAATAGTTATAGTAGCTATAGTTTGTTTACTAACTCCTGGGTGTAGTTCGTACACCGGAAAGCCCGATAGGTGGGATTACATGACTCCTGAGCATGTAACCTGTTACGGAAAAGCAATAAAATTATGTAGACAACATGGCGCCCATTTAATTTGTGAGTGTATAGTATGAGTGTAAGACTTGTAAGTGCTTCTAGCGAGAGTATGCTAGATGATATTGCTTTTACAGCAAGAGTATCAAACCCAGCAAATCAAAATAATACGAAAACATCAGATAGATTAATAAGATACCTAATAAGAGAAGGCCACTGGTCTCCTTTTGAAATGGTATCTGCAACACTTGAAATCGAAACAACACGAGATATTGCGAGGCAAATGTTACGCCATCGCTCTTTTTCGTTTCAAGAATTTAGCCAACGCTATGCAGAGGTGGATGGACTAGGCAATCCAATCTTCAGGGAGGCGCGGGGTCAAGACCTTAAGAATCGTCAAAACTCAATAAGATTGCCTGACGGCCCTCTACATGCAGAATGGTTGGTAAAACAGAGAAATGCTTGGGAAGCTGCAAAGACAGCGTATGATTGGGCACTTGAGCAAGGTATTGCGAAAGAACAAGCTCGAGCAGTATTGCCCGAAGGAATTACCCCTTCTCGACTGTATATGTCGGGAACTTTAAGAAGCTGGATACACTTTGTACAGTTACGAAGTGGAAACGGTACTCAATTAGAGCACGCAAAGATAGCTGTACAGTGTGCCGAAGTATTATCTCCAGTTTTTCCTATGATGATGGA